AAATTGCAAATTCACAGCAGCGGCAAAAGGCGGCTGAATGCCAGCAAGCGCCACGGCATCCGCCAATGTGGCGCCTTGCGGCAAGGTGTGCTGGGATTGGTTGATCAGCACTTGGAGGGGGGTATCAAACATGTTCAAACTTCAATTGGTGAGAGGGAGTGAGATATTTAATTGAATCCAGCGAGATAAATCAGGATTTATTGGGACTGAGCTGGAAATAACAGGACAAGAATTGAAAATAACTTTCGTAGAGCGAAAAAATTGGCCGCGAGGTTTTTTCAAAAGATTTGGGCATAAATCAGATCAAAGACCGTCCATCAAATAGTCGTTGAGCGACTGAATGATCAGGTTTTCCTCCTGTGGGTAAAGTGTACCGTCTGGCCTGATTGGCATGTAAGGGCGTGCCTCAAGCGTCACTTTATTGCCCCTGCCAGTTTTGGCTCCAAACTGGTTGGGGGAAGCATAGATCGGATTTGACCTCACGGTCAGGGCTCCTGATATCACGGAGCGATCGAACTGCCGACTCAACTCCCGGGTAGCGATCAAGGGCTTTTTTGAACTAAGCCGTTGCTGCCCCTTCGCATTCAATGCCCCGCTTTTTGTCCTGTTTGAGCCGACCTTAGCCAAACTATTGGCAAAAGCGCGGAGTGTGGCTAGTGAATTGGGCTTCCAAGCAACGCCATCGGGACCTGTGCTGGTGACAAACCGCCTCTTAGTGCGCTCAATGATGTCGTCTCCAAGCCCCTTCAGAAACGTATTTTGATGCTGGGTGCGGTCAATCAGCTTGGCAAGCTTCTCCTGAACTTCCTTGCTCTCGACTTTGATATCGAATGTCGCCATAATTCTCCCCCGTGGGTGGTAGTTTCCAATAGGAACGGTTGGGGTCAATGACGTCATTATCCGGTTCGAGTCCGGCGCCACCTGCCCTTTTATTTTTTCAACAGCAGCACATACTGCGATCCGCTGTTCAAGTCGACTTCATTCACCACACTTCCGGTTCTCACGAAATTTGAGACCATGCGGTCGCGAACACCATCCAGTCGAACCCGTTCCCCAAAGTTGACCCGCACTACAACTTTTGCCGATTTGCCATCAAGGGGCAGTGCATAGATCAAATTGTTGTTAATCGTGTCAATGTAGGCAGATGCGTTTTCCATCTTCGTTGGCAACTCGCGCCAGAAGTCTGTGGATAGTGCCGTACCGCGATCTGTTTTGCTGTCACGGATGGCGTGCAACAGCTCGGTGTCACGCATCCAGATGGCTGCGTTTTCTAATGTGATGCCACGATCGGACAACAAAGAAACCACCTCAGGTTCAACGGTATGAACCTGCTGAGCAGAATTGGTGGACTTCATGGACTGCGCAGTCCCGTCCACCAGCGTGTGCCATGAATTCAACCTCTCGGACGCCAAAGCTGGTCCGAGCGATTTCCACATGGCTGCACCAATAGGCGCATCGAGATTGATCAACTTGCTGGCGATGAGGTCTGAGAACGATCTTTTGACGCTTGCACCTGGCGCATAGTCAAACCCTTTATCGATCCCAACTGGAGCCCCTGTTTTAGGGTCAATTTGGTCCCATCCTTCAGGTGGTGAACCCATGCCTGCCTGTGCACTGGCAAGCCCATCTTTTTTGCTTACAGAAATAATCCGGCATTCGCAGCCCCATCCATTGGGCGCAAAATGGGTCTTCCAAAATGGGTGGTCATGTAGAAGCGTCAAGCCATTCCACGACAAATGAAGTGGCCGTGGATGAATCACGCTGTCGTTGTGGACATAGCGCCAATATGGACGAAGCCTCAAATAATCTGGCTCAGTCATCTGCTGCCAGCGACCAGCTGCGTAGCTGGTGGCCATGTTGGTTTGATAGATGATCCGGGCACGCCACGCTTCACCTTCTGGCGTGCCCTCACCAGTCCAGCCTGACCATCCATGTTTGGCCACAAGGGACTTGAATGATTTTTGGAATTCACGTTCACCTTTGCCAGATGCAGCAGCTTGAATGACTGCCTGATGAAGATCATTCAAAAGATCAGCCTTTGCTGCTCCAGCCACAATGAAGGCACGGTCATGCGCGCTGCGCTGAATGTCATCCCATCGGTCTGTAGGCAATTGCAGCTTATTGCGCAAAAAATTAATCTGCAGTTCAAACGGTGTTCCAAAGCCAACATTGAGCTCTGCGGTATTGCTTGGCATTTTTAGCAATCCCTTTTACGAACCAGACCCAGACTGTGCGTCGACCATCCCCTTGAGCTCAGCCAATGCAAATGCAGCAGCCATGATTTTTTCAAGATCAGCACTGTCAAGACTTGCGTAGGCTTTAACGAGCTCTTGCTGCACTTGCAGAAAAGAGTCCGAACGATTCACAAGCGCCTGAATTGAACCGATCATGGAGTCCAGCGATGGCTTGGTTGCCTCCATCAACAAATCGGTTTGCGATTTTGTTGGATCGGTGGCTGTCGATGAATCAGCAAAGCTGGCAAATGTTGCCGCAGGAACTGGCGCAACTTGGGCAGTATCAGGGGCCAAGTCGCCCTCGATGTAACCATAGGATCGCTGCCAGTACGCGTTTGTAAATCGTGCACCAGCCTCATAGTTGCTCTTGTCCCGATCGGCTTGCAATTTGTCACGAGATTGCTGATCCCACATGCTAAATACGGGAGGTGCAGACGATGCCCAATTTGCTTCGCAAATCCATCGAATCAGCTGATTGATTGTTGCCGCCACAATCTCTGCATCACCGTCGCGCAAATCTTTGGTGACCTCAAGTCCAGCAGAGGCGCTAGCCCGGTTGGCCGATGATTCAGTTGTTTGATTTTGACCAAGCAAGGCGATGGAGATTTCACTGCGGCAATGCAAAACCAGTTTTTCATATAGGTCGGCACTTGCAGCCTTTCCTGCCATTTCCTTGATCTCAATGCTGCCATCATCAGGTATGACTGCGGAGCCATCTTGTATCAATGCGTCAAGGCTATCAAGCAACTCGGCACGTTCCTGATCTGTTGCTGCTCTTGGCAACTTGCCAACAGGCCAAGCACTGCCAAATTTTTCTGTGAATGACAGCCAAAATTTCAGTCCACCTTTTTTGAAAGCCAATGGCCAAAAGCACATGCTCAGGTCAGGAAAACCGTATGGGTTTTTGTAGGTTGGGTCTTGTCTTGGGAGAAGGAACTTACGCTCAGGCAGTAGTTCGCCAAAAACGGGGTTTTGACGGGTCTTGAATCTGAGGTTGTTTTCCGGGTCAAAACAAAACCACTCAGGGGGTTTGGCAACCACATCATCAGGGACAAGAACACCGCCAACATATTTCCACATTACCTCCATTGGCTGATAGCCATAAAGGGTTGCCTCAAGAATTTGACCAATGATTCGTTCAAGATCGAGGTCATCCAAAATAGACTGAATGGATTTCGAAGTGCGACTTGCAGCCTGCCCACGGTCAATACCCCACTCAAGCGATTTCACGGCGCTCTTACGGCGACGAATGCTCCCGCCAACAAGCGCGTCTGTGCGCAAATCGCGGTACACCTCAATGTCTCTGCCCTGCGCTTTGAGAATCGGGTCGGGATTAGGCAACAGCAGACCAAATGCGGTGAAATCTAAGCTACGTGCACGAGTTGCAAAGTGGTCAGAGAGGAGGGCTTTAATTGACATGTTCGTAACCGATTAAGTTGATGCCACCAACACGCTTTGAGCGTGATCGTGGCCGTGTAAGAGCCTTCACGGGGCCCTTGGTCATCTCTCGACTGGCGAAGTACGCCAAAGCCAAAGCGACAGCTGCATCGCCATGTCGCTTGGCAACATCTTCCCTTCCGTCAGATGAGCTTTTTTCGCTGGTGCGTGTATCCGGTATCCGTGGCACACCTTTAATGACTTGAACCAAGCGAAGGTCACCTAAGAAGTCTTCATCCTTGGGAAGCTTGTCCAAATTTCCATCTTCCAATGCGGCTTTGACAGGTGGCATGTGCTCCCGGTACCAGCCTTCAGTCAACATCACCTGTTGAATGCGGCTGGGCCCATAGCGTTGCATAGCAAACTCAGCCAGAAACTGCCCGTTACCACGTGCGTCAAATGCGCCACCAATGAAGTTTGGCAATCTGTCTAACAAATAGAAAGCCACTTGCTCTTGCTGCCTGAAAGGAACATTGCGCAGCTCAATCACAAACGGCACTCGTCGCACCAAGTTCTTTTCTTGGATCAGCGGGATATGCACCGTCAAGTCGCCAGAGCGTCCAAAGTCTTCACCGTTGAAACTTTTTGCATCCGCTGGCAACACCTCCAGTCGTGGCGCCAGGTGCTCTTGAAGCCAATCCTGACACTCCGCTTTTCTGATGTGCTCAGGCAGCAGCTCAAAACCTTGTTTGCACTCCCAGCGCAACACGGGCGTATCGCTGGACATGCGAGATTCGATCAGTGCACGAGACAACCACGCGCCACTCGAATTGGATGGAATGCAGTCAAGCTCTTCCTGTGCGCCAACACCATAGAACGAATAAACGCTTTGAATCCAAGCAAGTTCTTCTTCTTGCTTCCATTCTTTGCCTAAACGCAAACAAACGCGACGATAAAGACCATCAGCAACAGCTTCTTGAAAAGTGACCCGATGCACAGATCCACTGCGTTTTTCAGCGCGAATGTCGGTGATCAATTCATTGAACGGGTTTTCTGTCCCATCGTGCGTGCTGATGATGCGAACCTTCCCGCCCCAAATCAACATGGCCATCGCCGCCTTGAGCAGTTCGGACAGCTTGTCATGGAACGCCGCCTCATCAATCACAATGACGCCTTGGCGACCGCGCAAGTTAGAGGGGCGGCTGGTCAGGGCAACGATCCTGAAACCAGAATCCGGGAAACGAATGGTGAAGGTCTTGATGTGTTTGTCTTCATCCTCTCCATCCCAAAAACCATCTTCGACTTCGCTGGCCGCGTAGTTATACACACGAGCCCACATTGCTGCGGCTTGAATGTATTCAATCGTCATGTCTTGGTTGTAGGCGATGTAGTAAACGTTTTGCCCACCCACATTTCGATTGGATGCTGCAATCAAAACATCATCAGCGGCTTCGGCCCATGTGATACCAGTACGTCGAGATTTCTCAAAAACCTTGAATGGCGATGGATCAGCAACCCATCTTTGCTGGTATCCCATCAACACAGCAGGCGCACTTACCTGCGCGGTGTTTGGTACTTTGGCCGGAACTTTTGTCATGACGCGATGCCAAGAATTTCTCGACGAAGCTGATCAACTGTCTCAGCAGACAAGCCGCCTTTTTTGGCGATCTTTTCCACGTTTGCAGCTGCTGCCTGCGCGCGCTCTTTGACCTCAGATTGGAATTTCTTAAGGTTGACGCTGCTGCGCGTGAGAGTGGCAATGTTTTTGGCAGCAGCGCTAAGCATGCCAATGCGATCGCCAGCATCAACATCTTCATCACTGGCTTCTTGCAGGGAAATGATGGCGTCAAACAACTCGGTCTGAACCAGCGCGGTCAAAGCCTCGCTGCGTGCATCTTCATCGTCGCCAGCTTGGGCGCGAATAATCTTGGCTGCTTCGGTGCTGGCCCTGATAGCCGTTAAACGACGCTCAAGCTTTTGGCCATACCGATGCATGGCTGAGCGGCTTGGCAGATCACCTGCAATTTCATGTCCGGGAAATTGATTCCGCAAATCTGAAATCAGCTCATCTAGTGTCATTGAGCCCTCTGCGATCCTGCCCTCAATATAGGACTTGACCTCAGAAGGTAAACGAGAAAGTTTGGATTTGCGCCCCATGCTTATGTCCCAGCAGATGGACGTGCAATGCCGGGCTCGCAATCCACGGTGTACTCAACCATGTCAATGCCAAATCGCTCCAGCTTGGCACGAACCTGTCCAAGTGGATCGGTGCGAAGAGAAATCAGTTCGCGACTCTCTAAATAGTCAAGCTCACGGCGAACTTCCATTTCAGTCACGTCAGGATAAGTCGCTGAAATGACGCCACGCATCATGCGAATCGTTGCATCGCTTGGGCGCGCAATATTCATGGTCAACAACAACAGCCAGCGCATCGTCTCGCGTCGAGCGCGCTGCGCGACCAGGTGCATTTCTTCTTCTTTCATAGATTCCGTCCCTCTTTCAAGAGCAAGTTTTCAAACCGTAGTGCAATTGCATCCAGCTTGGTCATGATGGTGGCAACTGCTTGCACGTAGTCTTCTCTGCGCACGTAGTGCAATGGAAGATCTGCCTTGAGGTTGAGCAGCTCACGCTCTACCCGCTGCCACTGGCCTGCATCTGTCTTGATGGCCTCATCCAAGGTATTGAGTCGATCTGAAAGTTGAATGTGCTGAGCAGCTCTGGTTGTTTCTAGTGAAGTGAAGCGTTCATCCAAATGCCGCTGCATTTGCCCAAGCAGAAGTTTCCCAACGGCACCGCATGCGCCAAAAAAAGCAAGCAGCAACAAAATCAGGTGCCAAAGTTCAATCGTCATTTTTTTCTCTTGTGGTTGGTTGATTCGTGTGCCATGCAATCAAGGCGCTGAGCCGTGCGCGACATTGCCCGTATTGAGCTCCTGCCTCTGTGATCCAGATGGCGATGTCGGTATCGGTGGCAATGGCCCCATTGGCTGCAGAAGTTCGATTGGGGGCTTCAGGTAAATCACTGACGTTGATTTCTGTGGCGTTGTTGAGCACCCGCAAAGCAGGCTCGTCAAGGCAAGCGCGGTTATGCGTGACTTCGGTGAGGGCATTGCGTTTTTCCTTTTTTAAGACCTCAATTTCCTGAGTCTTCTTTGTCAGAACCAGATAGAGGTCATCACCATTTTTTTTGGCAACTTGCAGCGCCTCAAGCGTGCTGGAGAGCGTCTCAATTTGTTCTTTTTGATGGTCGGCCTTGAGCTGTGAAATTTCAGCTTTGAGTGGGTAGTGACCAAGTGACCACCCCAAAGTTGCCCCAAGCAAAAGGGAGCTCAGCGCTGATGCAAAAAGCGCAATGAATTCACGATTCATACGCTGGGCCCCCATGTTGCGTAAATTGGTTGCAACTCAATCAAGATGCGTTTTGGATAAGCTCTGTTTTCTTGCCAATTGACAGCGGCGCGTCCTGCGTTGACAAGCTCGACCGACCCAAACCACACCAGCGGATCAAGCCCCTTACTTGATGCCAGTTTTTTATCGCGCTGAATCCATCCAAGGCCACCGTTGTATGCAGAAAGCATGAAGGCATGTTGGTTGCGTGAATCTCTGGCTTTGATGCGGTCAAACAGCCAGCGGTCATATCCCACCAATGCACGAATTGCCCACACGGGATTTGTCGGTTGGCAATCTTGCTTTGCAAGACCATTGAGCTCACACCACCACGATGCTGTACCTGGCATGAATTGAGCCATGCCAATCGCACCCACGCGACTGACTGCATTGCTATTCCAGCGACTCTCTTGATGCAGTTGTGCGGCCAGTGCTGCGATGGGCGCATCGAGACCCCACTGCGCATGCGCAGCGCGCGTTAAATCTGCACGCCATCGATTTGCAGCAGATGGAATTTGCGCGAAGGAATTTGCAGCAAAAAACACCACAAAGAAGATTGAAGCGATGAACTTCATGCATCCACCTTGATGAAGTGGCCTGATTCGCATCCACTTGTGATGTTGGGGCATTCCCCGCAATCAACACGGGATTTCTGCTCATCCGTCAGCAGATTGCGTTGTTTGCTATTGCGCTGCTTTTCTCTCACATTTGCTATGTGTAGAACGTCTGCCAAGCACTCTGCGCTGTCGGCCAGTTCTTGCGCCACTTTTGTTCCGTCTGGCGTGTCATAGGTCGCAGTGAGCGGGTTGTATTTCACCCATTGGTCATGTCCGATTTTGATGCTCATGGACTTTCCTTAGTGCCGTGGGCAGCTTCGTCGATTAGGTCAAAGTAACGCTGTGCATCAGTGAATCGGCCAGTTTGACGGTCAATAACCGTGTTGTCTCGGCGTTTTTCAAGTCCAAGGTGCTTTTGAATGAGTGCATACTTCTCCTCATTCGTCAGCGGCTTGCGTTCCTTGCTGTTGCACAAAGCTTCGATAGCTCGGCCAAACTGGATAAATTCTTTGACATATGTTGGGAACAGTTGGGCTGGCATCTGATCCAATATCTGTTCATTAGTCAGCGATCTCATATCAAGCTCCCAATCCCATCGCCAACATGGCACAGCCAACAATGACTGCGCGTCGAATCATGCTGGCTGCCAGTGCAGCCGCAGCAATGGCACTCTCATAACTTTGGTATTTGTGCACATTTACCAGCCACATGAAAAAATCGGGTCTTGCATAGGGAAAGAGACTTCGATCTAGCCAATAGCCCACCACTGCGGCAAGCGATACAAGACTGAGCTTGTAAAGGCTGACGGGTAATTGCTGGGGGGCCAAGAGCCCAACCAAAAAGAGCAGGGCGATCGTGATAATGAGCCAGCCACTCAGCCGGGGCAAACGTTGGAGTAGGGTGTGTTCAGTCATACGCAGCATGGTGCCGCGCGCGCGCGATCTAATCTAAATAAAGCGTTTTAAAAAAGATCGCGTATGTAGAATGAGGCCACAATCCTTTTGCAGCGTCATTAAGTTGGCTCTCGCTCAAGGCAAAAAGGCCATCGGAAGTGAACTGCACCCCAAAAGTTGGACACATGTCCAACGAAGTAAGGTGCAGTTTTTATGTCCAAATATTCAAAGGAATTTAAGCTCAAGGTGAGGTATTACAACCACGACAGGATCAAGGAAAAACTAAAGGGACTGAGTCCTGTGCAATACAGGATTCAGTCCCTTAAAGTAGCCTAGTTAAACCGTCCAACTATTGGGGGTCAGTTCAAAGATGGCCTTTTTTTATAGGGATTTCTTATGGAACTTTTATAAAAATTGTCCTTTGAACGGTTCCGTCTTGAAATGTTTCATCAAATGCCTGCCATTCATCGCAACCTCTAACGGCAACTTGAGTGCTCACATCGTCCACTTTAACTCCTGATTTAATCTTCCCCTGCATCCAATCAATAAAGTCATCAATGACGACGCCATAATTCTTTATCCTATAGATTTTTTGGTTTGTTTTTATATTTTGAGGTGATGTGTCTTCTTCGTACTCGATTTCTTGATAAGGCATTTTTGTCTCCTGTTGTTGATGAGTTTTTTAATTTTGAGTCCCATGCGGAATAAGATCCCCACCGCATTTGATTGAAGGACATGGAAGTTTTGGGAAGTGCAGTAGCGCATCTCGAAGAGGCATAACTTGCCCATTAAATTTCATGCATTCTGTATCAACGGATGGGTGATCGCTATCACAACGAAATTGGCAGTTAGGTTTGATTTTTAAGTAGGCAGGGTTATTCAGACAATCTAAACGGTCATTTCGTATTTTTTGTCGATGAATGATGGCGCCAATCCTACTTACAATCCAAGCCGCAATCTGTGTCCTATTGCTGCGAAGTAAATCGTGCAATACACGCATCCTGATTTCTTCAAGTCCATCATGCAAATCCGCTGAATTGGCATTTTCTTCTAGCCATTCACACAAATCTTTTATGGTGCTTCTCTTGGGTGGCTTCCCACCAAAACGAATCACCAATGAATTCAATTCGTTTTTATTCGCACGACTCATCAGATCAATTTTGGTCATCGCTTTGACTTCTGTGCGAACTGTATTAAGGCTGTTTTCGTCGTATTGATCAGCCTGTTTCTCCCATGCCCTGTGATGCCAATTCAGATGAGATAAAGAATCTCTTAGCATGCGACCAGTTTTTTGTGGGTCATTAACTGCATTAAGTATCGGTACTCGAAATGACTCTAGCAAAACATGATCAAGTGCTTTGTCGTCTTGGTCTACAAGATCATTCATTACTTGCCAGTACGCGTTCACTTTCTGTGATTCTTCAAAATTAGCTTGGTTGGGTGTTTGAGTTGAAGTTGAAATCAATCTTCGATGCGGTGAAGCGTTATACCTAGCAATTTCGTGTTCATCAATTAATGGTTTTTCCTTGAACTCATCTTGTTGGTATGAACGGGCTTTGCCTAAAAAAATAACAAGCCAAATTACAAACCCCAGAAGAAGCAAAACCACGATGAAAAACCAAAAGATGAATGTGACCATATGTGTATTTCATTTTGATTGGTGATTGCTATTCTGAGCTGAGATTAGCTGAGCCTTCAATGAAGTGTTTTGCATCGTCATCACACACCCGATAGTCATCCAGCAGGGCGAGCTCTTGTGGTGGCAGTGATCGCTCTGTGCGTTGTCCCGTCATTTTGCATGAGGTTGCTCCCTGATGACCAGAGGCTGACAATTTTGATTAGTTTTCTTTGAGGTCAGGCCGCTTTGGATTGCGAGCCGAGACGAGCTGCGCCCTCAATGACGCGTTTTCCATCGTCATCGCAGGCCCGGTAGTTATCGATTAACGCTCGCTCGCGTGGAGGCAAGGCCTGAGCCTCATCCACTGGCGCACTTCGTTGACCCGTCAGTATGTAAAGAACATCTGCACCAACGGCAGAAATGGCTGTTAAGTAGTCCATATCAGGCTTCCTTGTGCCTGATTCGTACATGTGCTGAGCCTGCTTGCGCACTCCACCTATTTCGCCCAATTCGGCTTGTGTCATGCCCAGACGCTCGCGCTCCTCACGCAATCGGTCGTGATTACCCATTTGAATTACTCAAGTAATGCTTGCAGATACGCAAATGCGTATTCATAATCACACCTACCAAATCCAAACCAAACCTAAACACACCACCTAAGGCAAAAAAATGAACCAAGACAAATCCCTTGCAGTTACCGCCCTTGAGACCCTCGCTCTTGAAACCCTCAACGAGGCGATCAAGGACGGAGCTGAGTTTCCTGATGCATGTCACCAGGTAGCCAACCAGTACTGCGTAGATCAAAAGCAACTGGAAGAAGCCTACGACGCGCAGTTTCATGCGATAGCTGAACAAGCCTGCCCTACTGCTCAAGAGACAAAGTCAAACGGCACACAGGTTTTGCCCCTTTTGCGTAATCAAAGTGGCGAGCTATGCATACGAACTGGTGTTCAACCATGTCAGGCGCAAAGCGAAGACGCACCGTGTCCCCAATGCAAAAACCTCCCACGGGGACATCAAAGTGGACAACCCCCTCGTAGCCACGAACTAGCACCTCAGCCGTTGGGCTGAATACGACTTCATATTGTTCCATTTCAAGCCTCCTATTAGCTTTTATTTGCTCACACCAAACAACACTGATTTTCCCATGAAAAAACTTCGTACTCATATTGAGGCACGTGCTTGGCTGGATTACCAAGGCATCTCGATCAGCCAGTGGGCCCGAGAGAACAAGGTTCATCACAGCTTGGTGCGGGAAATCTTGGCGGGGCGCAAAAAGTGCTCTCGCGGCATAAGCCACAACATTGCCATCTTGCTTGGCATGAAGGCAGGCGTTCTGACCACGCGCCCCGGTCGCATCAGTCCAAGTCGACGCGGTCGCAAAACCAACTCGGCTCATGTAGGAGCAATGGCATGAATAAGACATCTTGCTTGTCCAAATGTGATGTTGATGAGACAGGTCTTTGTACCGATCAAAACGTGCTTGCTGAGCTAGATCGAATGATTGAGGTATCACGTAGAAAAAATGGCAAGCTGCTGCTTACTTGCCAGCAGGCGTACCAAATTCTTTGCGCTTCAACAAAATGTCATAGAGCACCTTGCGAGGTCGCAAAAGCTCAAGCGTCTGATCAAAGTCAGGATGCTGACCATCCAATTTTTCAATCTGGTCAAACTGGCGAGACGCCTCTCCCCACGTTTTTGCCAGAGTGCGCGAAATGCCCTCATCTGCTTTCCATATATGGGGCAACACCTCGGCCAGAGCCAACAACAAGCCATTGCAAAAGTCATCCAACTCATCTAGTTCACGCTGAATTGGCTCAAGGCGTTTTTGCAACGCGGACTCAACGCGCTCGTCAATTGTGGCGAGCATTTGCCAAATTTCTTCGGGGGTTTGGTTCATGACTTTTCTTCTCCAAGATTTGTTGCAGTTGCCACTACTTTGCCAGATGCGCAGCAACTTTTCTATGCGCACAAACGGTATTTGTTTGGAATCGCAAATCACGATGGCCGGGAGGCCTTTCCAATGAGCCGCCGCAATTGGAAACGGGTGCGCCCCAACAGCTTGACCGAAGCGCTGCGTCTGTGCAAAGAGTTCGCGCAGGCCAAGGCCAATATGTCGATTGAGCGCATTGCGGATCGCATGGGCGTGACGCACGACAGCCTCTACAAGTGGCTGGCTACAGGTCGACTGCCAGCCATCTTGATTCCAACGTATGAGCATGCATGCGGCTGTCACTTTGTGAGCGAGTGGCTGGCTGCAAGCGCAGGCCGATTGGTCATTGATATGCCCAAGGGCCGAACCGTGAGCCAGTCCGAGCTGGTGGAGCTCAACAGTGGATTTGCAGCAGCCCTGCAATTGCTCACCAACTTTTATGCCAGCGAAGGCAAGGCCGACCCGATTGAAACGCTGGATGCGTTGACCACTCATTTGCAGCAGGTGGCATGGCACCACGCCAATGTTCATGTGCATGCAACGCCTGAATTGGAGTTTGACGCATGACCAATACAAAGACCGATTACACGAACTCAGCGCAGCAACGCTTGATCAAGGTGATCTTGGCATTGTTTGGTGATGTGGTGCATGGCCTCTCACCTGGTGCGATTGCCAAAAGTGTCGGATGTAGCTCACCCATGGTGACGCGCGATCTGGACAACTTGGCCAGTGCAGGCATCGCCCAGCGTGATGAGGCCACGGGCCTGTGGCGCTTGACGCCACGACTGCCCCAGCAAGCCATCAAGGTGTGGACCGCAATTGATCGCGCTGAGCAGCGCCTTGCAGAGTCACGCCAGAGATTTTCCCGTAACCCAGATTAACCAACCCAAGGAGTTTTGAAATGAGTAAGGCAGGAAGAAAACCAAACCAAACGACCGCTGTGGATCTTGTGGATCCATCGCTTGATCAGGATCGTATTGGTGATGCCATGGAGGCCATGCGTGCAAATGGTGCAACTGAACAACAAGTGCATGAGGCTGGTATTTTTGATCTTGGGCGTCAGGTTGGAGCGATCCAAATGGCGCGCATGCAACGTGATTTTTGCGCCGTGGCGCAAATCCGATTATTCGAAGAGGCGAAAAAGTCTAATAAATTCAAAGAGTTATCGATTCAGACACCAGATGGAAAGTGCGCCACGGCGCAAAATTTCGAAGATTTCTGCAAGCTGGTGTTTGGAACTGGATACAGGGCAATGGCCGAAGAATCTCAGAACCTTGAGATGCTTGGGCAAGCATCCTTTGAATCGGCCAAACGAATTGGCCTGAATCGCCGCGAGATTCGGATGATCCGCGCACTGCCCCAAGAGCAGCGCGCAATTGTTGACGACGCCCTCAAGTCAGAAAGCCGAGCCGAAGTGGTCGCGGCCATTGAGGACTTGGCATCGCAGCTCTCCAAAGCGCAAAGCGACACAGAAGAGGCTCTGGCCGAGCTTGAAGCGGAACGTGAGCTCTCGGGCAAGAAGACGCAAAAAATCGAACAGCTCAAGCGCGACAAGGTCCGCATCAATAAATTGCCACCTGAAGATGCGTTGATTGAATTGCGCAAAGAGGCAACCGCCATTGCCCTCGACTCAGAAGCCTCCATTCTTGGTGGGCTGCGCCAAGCCTTCATTGTCTTGAGCGAACACGAGGGTGAAGACAACACCATTTTCATGGCGGGTCTTGCTGGTCAGGTCCAGCGCAGGCTCAATGAGTTGCGCGAAGAGTTCGAACTGCCTGACTTGAGCAATGCGGACGATGTGGAGCTTGCGAAACAGGTAGCGCAATGGGCCACTGGCGAAGTCAAGAGCGCCAAGGGTGGCAAAGGGTCCAAAGGCTAAAGCGTACTGGCCTGATTACATAGACCCACTATGCCTTTCAAAAACCCCGTCATGGTTCAACGCTTGATGCGAGTTGCACAGGATGCAGCTGCCGCACCAAGCGGTGGCAAGCAGGCAATTTATGCCGCTGCGTGCCAAGAGCTCGACATGAGCCTTGCAACCTTGCATAGACATTTGAAAAAAATCACTGTGAAACCAGAACGTAAAAAACGAAGTGATGCCGGGCGCGTTTGGTTGACTCGCAATGAAGCCGTTGCTATCAGCGCGGTCTTGATGGAGAGTCATCGCAAAAACAAAAAACGTTTGATGGCGATTGGTCAAGCAGTTCAGCTTTTGCGCGCCAACGACAAGGTTCGTGCAGAGCGCGTTGACGCCATCACGGGCGAGTGCGTTCCACTCTCAGATAGCGCCATTGCAAGATCGCTCAAGCAGTATGGTTTGCATCCTGATCAACTCAATCAACCCACGCCATCGGTGCAGCTCAAAAGCCTGCATCCCAATCATGTGTGGCAAATCGACGCTTCCATTTGTGTGTTGTATTACCTCAAGAAAAGCGTCAATGACACAGGTGGCTTGCGCGTGATGGAGCGTGAGGCTTTCAACAAAAACAAACCTAAGAATCTCAAACGCATTGAGTCCGATCGCGTTTGGTCTTACGAGGTGACCGATCATTATTCGGGCGCGATCTTTGTCCACTATGTGTACGGCTCGGAAGACAGCGCCAATTTGATCGAGAGCTTCATCGAAGCAATTCAAAAGCGTCCCGATGACCCCATGCACGGGGTGCCGTTTCATTTGATGATGGACATGGGCTCGGCCATGACCAGTGGCATGTTCAAGAATTTGGCCCGTCGACTGCAGGTCAATCTGATCGCTCACTCGCCCGGCAATGCGCGTGCCACAGGTCAGGTGGAAAAAGCGCGTGACTTGATTGAAAAGAGTTTTGAATCAGGTCTGAAATTCAAGCCCATCAAAGACTTGGCCGAGTTGAATGCGCAGGCGCAGTGCTGGTCTCGTTGGTACAACGCCACCCAAATTCATTCGCGTCATGGCAGAAGTCGTTTTGACCAGTGGATGAAGATCACTGCGGAACAGTTGCGCATTGCACCCGATGTGCAAATGTGTCAGGCGCTGGTGAGCCACAACCCCGAAAGCCGCAAAGTCACCACCGAGCTGACGGTCAGCTTCAAAGGCCAAAGCTATGACGTGCGCGATGTGCCCAATGTGATGATTGGCGAGTCATTGCAGGTCTCTATCAACCCTTATGCCGAAGAAGCCGCGTTGGTGATTTACGCCGACGCTGAAGGCAACGAGGTGTTGCACAGCGTGCCCCTGATCAAGAAAGATGAGGGAGGCTTCCGTGAGGATGCCAACGTCATCAATGAAGACTACAAGCGTCCCAAGAACACGGTGCTTGAAGCCAACCGCGATGAGGTGCGCCGTTTTGCCATGCAGGCCTCAACCAATGAAGAGGCGCAAGCCAAGGCTAAGGCCAATGTCACGCCATTTGGTGGTCAGCTCGATCCATTCAAGGTGATTGAGCAAGCGCCTGAGCGTACTTATTTGCCCAAACGCGGCATTGCATTGCCATCCTCCACTACGACAAGCCAAACGGCCACGCCAGTGCGTGTGCTTAGTTTGTTTGAGATTGCCGCCGAGTTGGTGCGCCGTGGCATGACCATGAATCGTGAGCGCAATGAGCAGATTCGTTTTTGGTATCCGGATGGTGTTCCAGAAGACCAGATTGACGCGCTGCGTGCTCGTTTAGAGGTGCGCGGGAATTTGCGAGTCGTCGCTGCAGGTGGCGCGTGATGATTTTTTCAACCACAACCAAAGGAGAGTGTCCATGTCAACACAGTTCGCCAAAGGATGGCGCAAGCGCCAAATTCTGGCAAAGAAAAAACCAATCGTCAGGACTGGCTCATGAGCATCGCCCAAACATTACCCGCGCTGGGATTGAGTCAAAGAAGTTTGGCGCGTGCGGTGGGGCTGAGCTTGCCCACATTGAATCGAATCATCACGCAAGGTCGCTGGCCCACGCGTGGTGCTGCGCAAGTGCGTCAGCGCTTGGAGTCCTATTTGCGCGAACAAGGCGCAACGTCCAACCAATTGCTGGCACTTTTTGTGCCGCAGAAAGAAGTTGGCCTCGATGAGCAGCAACCCATCGAGGCCGTCCCCGCCCTAGCGGCAAATCCAAACCTGAAACCAGAACCGGAGGAATTTATGTTACTTCAAAACCAATCTTTGACACAAGAAGCCCGTCAGCACTTCAATTTGCCACGCAATCCCTTTGTGGATGATGTGCAGTCTTCAGACGATGTTTTCCAAACATCCAACGTGCGCTACGTCCGTGCCGCATTGATGGATTGCGCCAACCACCATGGCTTCATGGCCGTGATTGGTGAGTCAGGCGCAGGCAAGACCACGCTGGCCGAAGACTTGGAAGAGCGCATCAAGGCAGATGGGCGAGACGTCTTGGTGGTTCGCCCCTATGTGCTGGCGATGGAGCAAAACGACCAGACGGGTAAAACGCTCAAGAGCAGCCACATTGCTGAATCGCTGTCGATCGCGCTTGATCCTCAGCTTAAGGTCAAAAGCAGTCCCGAGGCGCGTTTTCGCCAAATGCACGAGCTGCTCAAGTCCAGTCGAAAAATGGGGCGACGCCATTTGCTGGTGATTGAAGAGGCGCATTGCTTGCCAACGGCAACACTCAAACACCTCAAGCGATTCTTGGAGCTCAAAGATGGGATGCAGCGTCTGCTGGGCATTGCGCTTGTCGCCCAGCCCGAATTGCGCGATCGCCTTGGCTCCCAAAACGCCGAGGTACGCGAAGTGATGCAGCGCTGTGAATTTGTCGAACTGGCCCCGCTGGACGATGAGCTTCAAAACTACCTGCGCCACAAGTTCAGCCGATTTGACTTGAAGTATGAGGATGTGTTTGCACCAGATGCTGCAGATGCCATGCGCGCACGGTTGATTCACATGCCTCGTGGTGGCAAAGCCAGCGATGCCAAGAGTGTTTGCTATCCACTGGTGGTCAACAACTTGGTGTGTCGCGCCATGAATGCCGCTGCGCGTGCAGGCTGGCCTCAGGTGGACGCGCAGGTCATTGCTGGCTGTTAAGGGGCGTCACATGCGGACATACCAAATCATTGTGACCATGCCTGATGGCCAGCAAAACAAACACACCGGAATTTTTGAATGTGGGGTCGATGCGGCCATCGACGCCATGGAGAAATTCCCTGAAGCAAGGCGCATTAGCGCAAGGAGGATCCCATGAGTCGATCAATCTCTCAGTTTTCACGACCACTGCAATTTGCCCCGGGTGTCATTGAGGTGTATCGCAGACCCATCTCCAAATCTCAGGTTCGCACCCTTGTTTTGGTTGTGTTGATCGCAAGCCTTGCTTTGTGGAGATTGTCATGATGGCCGTTCATGCACCAGGTGCCAAAAGACGCGTTCGTCATGTTGCTGTTTTGTTGGGGCCCGGGCTGTCGGTGCAGGCCCAAAGCATCTGGATGCTGCTGCGCGACAAGGGTGGTTATTGGAATGCGGCTGATGTTGCGCGGCACTTTGAGATGTCGCGCATGGACCGGATCGCCATTGCGCAATGGCTGCGTCTTTTGGCTGAGCGTGGCTACGTCAAGCGTCATGAGTCATCTGATGAAAAGAACTTTTGCTATGGCGTCACCACGCGCTGCAAAGTGCCAGATGGTTTGACGATGGAGCTGTCCTCATGATCATTCAATTCCCCACGCTCACCAATCCAGATGCTATTCAGACGGAGGCCGAGTTGAGGCAAGAGCTGACTCGTGTGAATCAGCTCCTGTTTCAAAACTTCGGTCAATTGGCAACGCTGACTGGTCTGTGCAAAGACCTGAGTGATCACCTTGAGGCATTGACTCGGATGCACATGGCTGGAAATACAGATCAGATCACAACGATGCTGGATGCATTTGCCGATCGTCGACGCACATTTGAATCCGCAAAACACTGACCCATGAAAGGAATCAATATGTCAGAAGTTCAAGAGCAGTCCATTCCAAAGGGCTACATGAAAAATGCCAATGGCGCTTTGGTGCCAGATGCCAAGGTCAAGCCGATTGACAAGATCCGGCAAGAGGTGGTGACGTCCCTGTGTGAAGAAGCAAAGAAACTGGCGGCGCAAATGGTGGGTTACAAGCTGGCCTCGATGAACGCGCTTGAAGAGTTCGTGAATCGCTCCCTCTCTGACTATGACGTAACGGTGGGCGGCAAAAAGGGCAACGTCACGCTGGTGAGCTTTGATGGCCGCTACAAGGTGGTACGTCAAATGGCAGAGCACATCGTGTTTGATGAGCGCCTGCAAGCGGCCAAGCTCTTGATTGATGAGTGCATTCAGGCTTGGGCCAAAGGCAGCAACGCCAATATCAAGGTGTTGGTCAATGACGCGTTTCAGGTCGACCGCGAGGGAAAGATCAGCACAGGCCGTGTGCTGGGTCTGCGCCGACTGGACATCAATGACGACAAGTGGCAGCAGGCAATGCGCGCCATTGCTGACAGCATGAATGTGTCTGGCACCAAACCGTACATCCGTTTTTATGAACGCAACGAACGCTCTGGCGAATACGTTGCGATCAGTTTAGACATGGCGGCTCTGTGAAGCAGGCTGCGATGGTGGCAAGCGGTGTGTGCCACGGTTTATCCATAGCCGCAACTGCCGCTGGTACTGCACATCTGCGCATCGCGTCCGGGCGCTTTGCGTATCTCCTTCCCAATCAAATCTTGGGTGATGTGGCTTTATCCGGTTTCCGGTGTCCGCAAACACTGGTCCTTTGAGGTGCAAATGATGGTGACCCAAAAAACGGTTCAGGTGACAGATGCAAACGGCATCCCTTGTGGGCAGCGATACATCGTCGTTGAGTTTGATGCCGAACATCGTCCAACAGACGTTTGGTACATGGGGGCATGTTGGAAATTCACAGGAAAAGATGGCACCAACCGAGCGACGGGTCGAGATGTGCGGGAAATGGCTGATGCGAAAGATCGTCGAATTTGGGTTGATTTTGACGTTTCCATGCTTTGGGAGGACTGAGATGCAAGTTGGTTCAAAAAATTGTGTTTTTGAAGCAAAGCGGACATTTTTGTCGGCATTGAATCTCAATCGTGGTCATGAATACCGATTCTTGGGCCAACAACCCGTTCCAAATCGTTCCAAAACAAAAAACCAAGGGTGTGCCGCAGCGTTGCACGAAATCGCCTTAAAACGCGCAGGAAAAAATTAACCATGCAACGAGCAATTTTGATTGAGACGATGGCTGCGCTGACTGGCGTAACCGGAGCAACTTTGGTGGCCATACCTGGCTTGACCAGTTGGGGCTTCATCGCCTTTTTGCTCAGCAACATCGGATGGCTGGCTTTTAGCCGCGCAAACGGCCACTGGCGAATGTTTGCTCAACAGCTGGTGTTTTTAGCGACCAGCTTGTTGGGCTTGTGGAATTGGTGGCTTGCACCATTGATGAGGGGCTGATTCATGATGAATGCTGAAGTTCGTCGTAAAAAAGAGCTGGCCCTCATCCACATGGCCAAGTCCGATCTGCGCATGAGTCGCGAAGACTATGAATTTGTCTTGCATGAGGTCACGGGCAAAACCAGCGCTGCCTTGCTCAATGAGCGTGAGCGCGCAAGGTTGATCAAACACTTAAAGACGAAGGGTTTCAAAATCAAGTCTGGCAGCTCGGCCACCAAATTCAAAGCTCAGCTGGGCCATGAAGGCCTAAAAATTTTGGCCCTCTGGAATATGCTGCATAAGTTGGGTGCAGTTCAAAACCCATCAGAAGATGCGCTGCACGCCTATATCAAACGCATTACCAAGGTGGATGCGCCCAGGTGGGTAAACGGTGCGCAGGTTGAAACCGTGATTGAGACGCTGAAGAAATGGTCGATGCGGTATTTGCCCGATCGGGTCAAGTCAATGGCTCAACATTTGTCTGATGAGATTCGGGCTGGTCGCGTTGTGCTGGAAGATGAAGCCGTTCAAAAAATTCATTACTACGTTGCCCAAGCGCAGATTCGCGCAACCTTTGAGCCGACGTGGGACGCGTATGAGTTGCTTAAACAACATGTTGCCTATCCAACCGAGCAAGGCGGGGTTGAGTGATGCGCCGTTATATGTCCACCGTTGAATCGGATGTGCTGGAGTCCATGCTGCCGCAAGGGCTCACGGTGGAGATGCGCGACGTGGCTTTTTGCCTGTATGAGGCATTGGTGATCAATGAAGACCGCTGTGGTGGTGGCAGCGATGCGAAGTGGCGTGAGCAACTCAAGAGCTGGGGCGCGCAGGTATTGATGCAGTTGCAGCATCTGACCAATGAAAAAGGTGGTCAGGCCATTTACCTAGCCAAAGGTGTGGCCGTTCATTTGTCGGCACGCGACCGAGAGATGTGTATGAAATTCAAGGGCAACAACTATCGCGAGTTGTCTAAAGAATATGACCTGACGGAGATGCGTGTTCGTCAGATTGTGAATATCTTTCAGCGTAATCAATTCCTGTCGCGTCAAGGCCAGTTACCCGGCTTAGACGTTGAATGAATTTTCTAAAACGCTTTAATTAGTCTCAAAGGGGCGCTTGCACGACAGTGCAGGCATGACACAAAACAAGCCCTCCTCACTTCACATCTTCAAGCCAGGTAAGCACACTGCGATGAGCGGTGTTCGGTTGGCATTTTCTGAATCTGAGCTTCAAGCATCTGCTGAGGCTTACGACCCCAAGCTCCATGAAGCGCCATTGGTGGTCGGCCATCCTAAGCTGGATGCGCCTGCCTATGGTTGGGTATCTAGCCTGAAATTCAGCGATGGCGATATTGACATCGATCCCGGCTTGTATGCATTACCCAGCCAAGTGAATCCCGACTTCGCTGACATGGTGGCAGCAGGCGCATTCAAAAAAATCAGCGCATCCTTTTTCAGCCCTAGCTCTCCCAACAACCCCGTGCCAGGTGTTTATTACTTGCGTCATGTCGGTTTTCTTGGCGCTCAAGCGCCCGCTGTGAAGGGGCTTCGCACTCCCAGCTTTGCTTCTGATGAAGAAGGTGTGGTCACTTTCAGCGAGTGGGATGACGTGGACAACGCCAACTTGTGGCGTGGTCTTCGTGAGTGGCTCATTGGCAAATTTGGCCTTGAAGAGGCCGACAAGGTCGTGCCAGGTTATCGCGTGCAAAGCCTTGAGCAAGGTGCTCAGGACGAATTACGCGAGGCGCAGGCCGAATCCGCTGCATCTATGACAGGTGCTCCATCCTTTTCCGAACATCAACCTCAGGAGATTTCCGTGACTGAACAAGAAGCCGCGCGTTTACGCGCAGAAAACGCTGCTCAAGCGCAGCGCATCCAAGAAATGCAGGCCAGTGCGACTGCGCAGCGCCATGCAGACATCCATGCTGAGAACTTGGCATTTGCAGACCAGCTCATCAGCCAAGGTCGATTGCTGCCCACGGCACGTGAGGTGATTGTGGCCACGCTGGATCACTTTGCCAAACAAGAGCAGCCGCTGGAGTTTGGTGAAGGTGAAGTCAAGGCTCCCTTGTTGGATGGTTTGAAAAAGCTATTCGAAGCAGCGCCCCAACAAGTTGATTTCAGCGAATCAGCCACTGCGCAGCGCGCATCGGGTCAAGCCTCGGATGTCGTGGAGTTTGCTGCGCCCTCGGGATTCCATGTCAATCAAGAAAGCCTTGCCCTGCACAACAAGGCTTCTGCATGGATGGTGCAAAACAACTGTGACTATGTCACGGCTGTGGCCGCGATTCAAAAAGCTCAGTCCTGATTTTCAGAGCTGATTGGTTTCAAAACACATTTCACTCAATTCTGAATCTTTGAAAGGATTTCCCCATGAGTAAACAAAGCGTTTCATTACTCGCCCTGCCTTTGATGCTGAGTGCGACGGTCGCTGCTTCCCGTTTCGTGACTCCTGCTGGTGCGCAAGCGGGTGCTGGTGCCAATACGTTTGGTGTGAGCCGCAGCGATGGTATTGCTGGTGAGCGCATCACAACGGATGTGATTGGCACGGCTGTGGTTCAAGTCGGCGCAGCGGTCGACAAGGATGCCACCTTGAAGTCTGACGCCAACGGCAAAGCCATTGCATGGGTAACCAGTGGTGCAAAGGTCGCCATCGCGTTGGAGGCCGCAACCGCAGCAGATCAATTCATTGAGGTGCTGCTCATTCCAAATGCCGCCTAAAAGCTAGGCAATCCGAAACTCCTTTTCTCTGAAAGAAAACCATGACTCAAATGACAGCCGCCCAAGCACGCGTAGTAAATCCGGTTTTAACCACCGTTGCTCAGGGTTACAAAAATGCCGCAATGGTTGGCATGAGCATTTTTCCGTTTGTCCCAACGGGCGTTCGCGGCGGAAAAATCATCACCTTCGGTAAAGAAGATTTCCAGATCTATGCCACTGGTCGTACTCCCGGCTCGAACACCAAACGAATTCAGTTTGGCTATTCCGGCGACAACTACGCGCTGGAGCAGCATGCCCTTGAAGGCGTCTTGCCCATTGAAAACATGCAAGAAGCGCAGGTTGTGCCCGGCATCAATATGGGACGAACCACCATCAATAAAACGCAAAAGGCCATTCGTCTTCGCCTAGAAAAGGCTCAAGCTGATTTGGCTATCAATCCTGCCAAGTACCAAAGCACAAACAAACTGGCGCTTTCAGGTTCGAGCAAGTGGAGCGATTACGCCAATTCAGATCCGATTGGAGATGTGGGCGATGCTCGTTCCTCTGTACGCACGCAAATTGGTCTTCGCCCCAATGTTGGTGTGATTGGTGGCGCAGCATGGGATGTCCTTAAGAATCACCCCAAAATCACTGACCGCATCAAGTACACCAGCCGTGATACGGCTACGCCTGAGTTGGTTGCCAGCTTGTTTGAGCTTGACCAGTTGCTCGTTGGTGATGCCGTGTACGCAGATGTCACAGGTGGTTTCCGTGATGTGTGGGGCAAAAACATGGTGCTGGCCTACAGCGAGTTGGGCACTTTGGCCGACCAAGGTACGCCAACATTTGGATACACCTATCAGCTGGAAAACTACCCGCTGGTTGAGGAGCCCTATTTCGATCGCCCATCAAAGAGCTGGGTCTATCCCGTCACCGATGAAGTGCAGCCAGTGATTGCTGGCCCTAGTGCTGGCTTCTTGCTGTCGGATTTAGTGGACTAAAGATGGCCACGAAAGCCAAAAAGCCAGCCGCCAAGCTGGCTACCAAAAAAAAGGTGGCTACGACCGTGGCGGCGGTCAGTCCCGAGATCACCGAAGAGGTGATGGTCAATAGCGTTAAGTTGCTTCACCCCATCAAGCATGACGGTAAACGTATTCCTGCGGGAGCGGTTATTGAATTGCCCGATGAGGCTGCAACCAGCTTGGTTGACACTGGTATTGCTGATTGGGTTGATGCTGAAGCAGATCAATCACAAGAGCAGTCACCTGAGTCTGAGGGCAAAGGCTGACCATGACATACGCGACGCAGGATGACATGGTCAAGCGCTTCGGTGAAACCGAGCTTGCGCAACGCACCAATCGTGTTGATGGAAGCTCCATTGATGCGGTGGTGCTGACGCGTGCGATCGGGGACGCCGAGGCTGAGATCAATGGTTATCTTGCGGTGCGTTATCAGCTCCCATTGGCTGAGTTGCCAAGCGTCTTGGTGCGGGTGGCCTGTGACATTGCTCGCTACCACTTATATGACGATGGCGTTCCAGAAACGGTGCGCACTCGTTACCAAGACTCGGTCAGTCTGTTGAAGCGCATGAGTTCTGGTGAGGTTCAGTTGGCGGGTGGAAATCCAATTCCAGTCGCCAGTGGTGGCAGAACGGTTGCATCAAGAAGTCCTGCTCGCGTTTTCTCAAACGACGTGTTGTCAAAGTTCTGAGGCAGCTGAGTATGGATTTGACATTCGTCATCGATCGCATTAGGTCGCAAAACATCGGCTTCAAGCAGCTCGGTGGCAGTGCCGATCTGGATGCTGCGATGTCGGGTTCTGTCATTGCGCCTGCGGCGTTTGTGATTCCGTTGCGTGAAAAAGCTGATCCAAGCGAGATCACGATGGTGACGCGTCAGCGAATCACGACAGTTTTTGGCGTGGTGATGGCGGTCGTGAATCGCAGGGATGCGCAAGGTGCCGCATCGTTGGTTGAGCTCAATGCGTATCGGTCTCCGTTGCGCACGGCATTGGCTGGCTGGATTCACGATGACGAATCTGGTGAGCCTATGCAGTATGAGAGCGGCAATTTGTTGCGGCTCGATGGCGATGGCCGACTTTGGTGGATCGACGAATTTTTCTACATGAGCACATTCAGGAGCAATTGAGATGGCAAAACAAAACCAAACACAAACGTCAGACGTGTATGCGGTTGCAGATATTGATCAAAACCAAGAGGCATCGACTGTCGCAGATGCTGATCAAGAAGCCGTGGTCAACACGCAAGGTGCTGTTGTGTTGCCAGATGAGCACCACGGTCAAGGTGGGCTTTATGAAGTTCGTCAAGGTCAGCGCGTTTTGATTGAGCGCACTGGCGAGTAATCGCAACGTTCACAAACAAATTTTTCACAACATTTTTCAGGAAACACATCATGGCAAACAAAAAAATCCGCAAGATGGTCATTCTGGCAAAGCCAGAAACAACGCGTGGCATTGATGCGGCACCAACGGGTGCGAATGCAATCATTGTTGCCAACGCTAATTTGACGCCGATTGAAGGCGATGAAGTTGAGCACAACTACATCAAGCCATTCTTTGGTAACAGCGGGAGCGCTCAGGCGACTGCCTACAACAAAGTGTCATTTGATGTGGAGCTTGCGGGTTCAGGTACCGCTGGCACACCACCTGGCTGGTCGGCCTTGATGCGTGCTTGCGCATGTGCAGTCACGATTGTGGCGGGAACCAGCGTGACGTATTCACCCATCAGCGAATCGCTTGAAAGCATCACCATCTACGCCAACATCGATGGCACCAATCACATCATGCGTGACGTCAAGGGCAATGTGAAGGTGACAGCGGATGCCAAAGGCCTCCCGAAATTGAATTTTGAATTCACTGGTTTGTTTACGCCTTTGGCTGCAACTACGTTGCCAGCGGCTACATATTCGAACTTCTTGGATGCAATTCCAGTTAACAAGACAAACACACAGCTGTCTCTCTTGAGCATTGCTTGTGCGGCCAGTGCCTTTAGCTTTGACATGGGCTTATCGGTTGTCAAACGTGACTTGACCAATGTGGACTCGGTTGAAATCACCGATCGCAAATCAACCGCCAGCGTTACGTTCGAAAACCATGCGATCGGCACAAAGGATTGGGTGGGTTCTGCACTTGCCTCTGAGACTGGTGCTTTGCAGCTGATTCATGGAACTGTGGCTGGGAACATCATCGAAATCAATGCGGCTCATGCGCAGATCAAGAAGCCCAGCTATTCAGACAGTGATGGCATTCAGATGATCACCACGCCTTTGGCTCTGCGTCATGGCACATCGGGCAACGATGAGTGGTCCATTGTGGTCCGCTAATCAATTCCACTCACCCATCCAACCTATCAAGCTGACATGAATAAATTTGGAATTGCAACATCACTGTGGGCCCACGTTGTTGTGGGGCTTCCATCTGATTTGGGCGAGGTCATCGAAGTCAAATTCAAGGCCAAGTTCAAACGACTCAAAACCGATGCTCAAAAAGAGTTGCACAAAAAACTGGCCGAGCGTGCATTGACTGACCCTCAGGTGCTGGAAATGGTGCTTGAAGATTGGGATCTGAAAGACCACGAAGGCGCATCGATCGCTTTCACGCCGGATAACCTGAAAGACACGGTTGAAGAGTTACCCGGCGTTGAACAAGCGCTGGTGCGTTCGTTCTTTGAGTACTGCCTCGTGCCTCACAAGGATGCACAGGTAAAAAACTCACTGGTGCCGCAGGGCACATCCTAGGTTTTTCAAATGCATCGCGCCACGTCATGGATGAAGAGCTTCGTGCTCAATGCGTGGCGCTTTGTGTTGACCCCAAACAGCTGCTGCCAGATGCACAGCCTACATCTCAGGTCTACGAGGTTTGGGAAGAGCATCTGGATGCGGTCAGGGTATTTGAAGCGAGTCAAAGCCAGTGGCGCGTGGTGGCCGGATTTTCTGGACTCATGTATTTGGGGTTTGACTACCTTGGTGTCAAAGAGGTTGCGTTTGCCTTAGGCGTCACTAAAAAGCGGTGGCCTCAAGTGCTCTTGCAATTGCAGGTAATGGAGTTTGAAGGGGTCAAGTTGTTTAATCAACGCGCCTCTTGATTCTCAAATTCAAGGGGCTTGTGGTGTTGATTTTTCAAAAGCAGATGGCTGAGTGGATTGCAGGAACGAGGCTATTTGCTTTTGGTCATGTGATTCGCAACTTTGGCGATCACCCACAAAACTGGAAGTGCGGCCAGCCAAACCAGCTCTTGCAAAAGCACAAGCAACGCAAGCGCCCACAAAAAGTAGGCAACCCACGGATGCACCAAAAAGAAAAGCACCAAGCCAAAGCCAATCAATGGCAGGCAAATGGATCGACTGATCAAGGGCGGTTGAGACATGTCTGAAGTTTCTCTCAAAATCACGGCTGATGGCAAGGCGGCGACCGCCTCCATTCAGCAGGTGCAAGGCGCACTCAAGGGCGTTGGCGAACAGGCCTCTCAAGCGGCCACCAGCTTACAGGCAACGGGCAAGGCCACGACAGGTCTGAGCACCTCGTTGTCTGATCTGGGACGTGCCAGCATCATTTTCTCAGCTGTGAGCAATGCGGCTGGCAATCTGGCGGACGCCATGATGCAGCTGCCCAAAAGCGGCATTGAATTTGCGGCGCAGACGGAGACCACAAAGCTAGGCATTGCGGGCATCTTGTCCAGCATGACTGCGATCAATGGTCAGACCACGACCTATGCGCAGGGCTTGGCGCTGGCAAGCGAGATCACCGCTAAGTTGCAACGCGATGCGATGTTGACTGCGGCCAGCACGCAGGAATTGGTGTCGGCATTTCAGGCAATGGTTGGGCCCGGTCTGGCTGCTGGCATGAGCCTTGATCAAATCCGTCAGTTGTCCACCACGGGTGTGAATGCGGTCAAAGCCTTGGGGCTTTCTGGCACACAGGTGGTTCAGGAGTTGCGCGACCTGGTTCAAGGTGGCATCACGCCTGCGAGCTCAACTTTGGCGACTGCGCTGGGCCTCAAAGATGAAGATATCGCCAAGGCGAAATCCAGCACCGAGGGGTTGTTCAGCTTTTTGATGCAGCGCCTCAAAGGTTTTGATGAGGCTGGCACTGCATTTGCTGACAGCTTTACAGGGCGCATGCAGGCGCTTTCAGAGCAGCTGGTGCGTTCATCGGCCACCATTTTCGAGCCCTTGGCCAACACGCTCAAAGATCAGGCTAAGGGAATCAGCGATGCGCTGAGCGATGAGGGCAATGTTGCCCAATTCCAGAAGTTGACCTCTGGTGTTCAGGCTGCGGCCACGGCATTGGGTGAATTGACGCAATTTGCGATCAAGCACAGCGATGCCATCGTGACAGTGGCCAGCGCTTATGCGGCCATCCAAATTGGTGTGCGAGTGAGTGGATGGGCAGCCGAGGCAACTGCACTTGTGCAAGCTACGCTTGCTACGCGCGAGAAGGCGGTTGCAGAGCAAGCTGCACTGATCGTTAAGCGTGAGGCCATTGCGGCTGAACTTGCAGCGGCACAGGCAAATTTCGCATCAGCCAGCAATGCAGCCCGATATACGGTCTTGCAGCAACAAATCATCCCACTCCAGCAGCAACATGCACAAGCGGTCATTCAGGTCGAAGAGGCTACCAAACGGCTCTCCATTGCCCAGAGCATGGCCGCTATGGCCACCAACGGAATGGGTGCCGTGCTGGGCGCTTTGGGCGGTCCTGTGGGCATTGCAATCGCTGCTACTACTCTTTTGATCGGCAAGCTCATGGAGCTGCGCGGAGAAGCCAATCAAACAGCACTGGTAAATTTGTCAAAGAAGCGGATTGAAGAAGCTATTGCGGTTGGCAAAAAAGCAGATGACGCTGATCTCGCGCGTGTACAGGCTTCCATCACCGTTTTGAAAAATGAACGAGATCAACTTATCGTTGATCAAGAGGCGGGTGGTATTGCATCCTGGTTGTTTGGTGCCGACTACGAAAAATATCTGAGTGACTCACTAAAGAAGAGTGCTGCTGGAATCAAAAGCAATGAGGCATTGGTTGCGGCAGCAACAGCCGTGGCGCAAACAAGTGGTGCGCAGGTGCAATTGCAAGGCAATATGGCCATGCAGCAAATTGACCAGCTGCTGGCTAAATACAACACAGCGGCTCAGCTGACTCAGACTGCCAAAAAAGACAAAGACGCGCTGGATACGCAACTCAAAAACGTTAAGAACAGCAATGCAAGTGCTGCTGATATCGCGCAAAAAGAAAGAGATGTGGCAGCGGCCAAGGTGCTAATTGAGCGCAAGCTGCAAGACGACTTGAAACAGCTCAGAGAGCATGGCATGGCCGAGACACAGGCGATCGCCAATGCGCAACTGGCTCTTGATAAGGCTCAGGCTCAGCTTCGTTTGGTGCTTGAGCGTTCAATGCTCGATCAAAAAGAGCATGCAGTTGAAATGGCGCACTCGCGTGGCCTGATGAGCGAAAGCGAGTACTACGCGCAGCGTTTTGATTTGCAACGTCAAGCCATGCAGGCTGAGCTCGATGCGGTTCAAAGTGAAGTCGACAAGGTCAATGCGTTGCGTGCAAATGCAAATTTGCGTGCAGCAGATCGAATTGGCTTAGAAGAAAAGTTGGTTTCTCTCATGACCAAAAGCGCGGAGGTTTCTTCTAAGTACAACAAAGCGCAAATGGGCGCAGGCGAAGCTGTTAGCAAGATCGCGTTTGAATACGGAAAAACGATCGACCAATCAAATGATCGACTGAATCTTGAAATCAGCCTCATGGGAAAAAGCGAACAAGTGCGCGCAACAGCTTTGGCCCAATATGACATCGAGGTGGAGTTGCAGCGCAAGATTTTGGAAATCAAAAAACAACTGGCTAACCAAGACGAGCAAGATGCAGCTATTGCATCCATCAAGGCTTCAGCCGAGCGTGCAAAACAAGCTGCTGCACAGCAGGTCTATTTGAGTGAATGGAAACGCTCGACAGACCAGATCAGTCAAAGCTTGTCTGACGCATTGATGCGCGGTGGCAAAAGCGGCTGGGATTACATCAAAGACTTGGTGCGAACCACGGTCTTAAAACCCATCATTCAGATGGTGGCCACGCCAATCGCTGGCGTGTTGTCGACCGCCCTTGGTTTTGGTGCACCTGCCAATGCGGCTGGCGTTGGAACGTCTGGCAGCATGACCAGCTCTTTAGGCATGGCCTCAACGGTCAGCAGCATTTATAAAACCATCACCTCAAGTTTTACGTCTCTTGGCGACAGCGTTGCATTTGCAGCGCATGACATGGGCGCTTGGTTGGTGAACAACACCACTGGCATTTTGAATCAAGCTGGCGGCACGTTGATGGAGAGTGCTGGTGCGGTGGGTCAGTTTGCAAGTTATGCAGGCGGCGCTTTGGCGGGTTATGGCATTGGCACGGCAGTGAGCGGCAAATATGCTGCATTTGGTGATCAAAACGTTGCCGTTGTTGGCGGTACCGCAATTGGTGCAATATTGGGCGGTCCAATTGGTGCGGCCATCGGAGGAGCGATTGGTGGCGTTATCAACCGTGCCTTTGGTATGGGCTCGCAAGAGACAACTGACTACGGGATCAAGGGCTCGTTTTCTACTGCAGGTGCAAGCGTTAGCCAATATCAAAATTGGAAGCAAGATGGTGGCTGGTTCAGAAGCGATCGCAGCGGCACCAATCTGAGTGCGATCAACGCTCAAATGCAAACGCTGCTTGATGCGTCTTTGCAATTGACAACCGAAGCTACTAAGGGATATGCCAAATCAATTGGTCTGAGCGCTGACGCTGTCTATGGTTATACCCAGTCAATCAATCTGAGCTTGAAAGATCTGGATCAGACTGGGCAAGAAAAGGCGATCGCCAAAGCGCTCAGTGGATTTGGTGAAAGTCTCATTCAAACTGCCTACGGCGAAATCCTTTCTGGATTTTCCAAATCAAGCGAGACCTTGAGTCAAACGCTGACACGTCTTTCAAGCAGCTTGTCCGCTGTCAACCAGGTGTTTGATACGTTGAGTTCACGCTTGATCGATATTGGCGTGGTGGGTGCTGATGTGGCCAGCAAGTTGCTGGATGCGTTTGGCGGTAGCGACACTTTTGTGAAGGCGACAAGCGCTTATTACGACGCGTTTTATAGCGATGCAGAGCGAGTTGCCACCACCACTCGCCAAGTCTCTGCCGCATTGCGTGATTTGGGCCTTGTCATGCCTGACACCAAAGAAGCGCTGCGCGCACTGGTGGAGGCTCAGGATTTAACGACTGACAGCGGAAGAAAGAACTATGCGGCTCTGATGTCCATGGTGAGCGGGTTCAAAGTCATATTTGATGCCCAAGAAAAAGCTGCTGCAGATGCAGCCAAAGCTCAACAAGACTATGTTCGCGCTTTGCAAGATAGCGGCAAAAAAATCTCTGATTGGCTGGCGGGGCTGAGCACATCCAGTTTTGACAGATCCAATCCTGAGCGATCTTTGGCTGATACGCGAACCAATTACACACAAACCTTGCAATTGGCACGCGGTGGTGATCAAACGGCATTGGCTGAAATTACTGGCCGTGCTGAGGGGTATTTGCAGGCGGCTATGAGCACGTCCACCAGCAGCAGCCAATACCAAGCGATCTTGGCGCAAGTCAAAGCCGAACTTGGAGACCTGCCAGCGGCGAAGACTTATCAGCTTCAAACACTGAGCGCCCTTGAGGCCATCAACATGGCAATTGTTGAGGGGTTTGGTGATGGGTTGTATGGAATCACGACAGGCTTTGCCAAGCTCGATGCCAATGTTGACGGACTGCTGACATTTGATGAGCTGGTCAATGGTCTTCAAGGCAAGGCGACCAATAGCCAGATCATGGCGTTGATCAGTTCGGTTGACAGCAATGGTGATGGGCAAATCAGCGCCATCGAAGCGCAGACTGCGGTCAACCAGCTGATTGTCAAAAACATCAGCAGCGGACTCTTCAATATTGCAACAAACTTTGCGACCTTGGATTCAGATGTCAATGGCTTGCTGACATTTGATGAATTGAAGCGTGGTCTTTCAGACAAGGCGAGTGACAACCAGATCAAGGCATTGATTGCTGCCATTGATACGAATGGTGACGGGCAAATCAGCGCCTTGGAGGCTCAAACGGCTGTCACTCAAATGCTCAAATCATCAACAGATGGTGTTGCTTCTAATACGGACGGATTGAGCACCAACATGGGGGCGCAGCTTCGGACGTTGTTGGCAATCAGCAATGATGGCATCTACGCAGTTTCCAAAAACACATCATCTGCTTTGGACTATTTGGCTGCAATCAAGTCGTATGTTGGCAATATTGATATCAGCACGGCCAAGACTGCAGCCAACCCGACCACGGTCGTTAATAACGGAGGTGGCGGCGGCATCATCAGCCGTACGCTCAGCGCATTTGGTTTTGCACAGGGTGATGTGTTTGGTGGGGCTGGCATTTACACCAAGCCCACTTATTTCTCATTTGAGGGGAACCTAGGGGCTCTTGGTGAAGCTGGTCAGCCTGAAGCCGTTATGCCACTTGAGCGCATGGCTGATGGCGCGTTGGGCGTTCGATCACTTCAGCAGTTGGTGATTGACCGTTATGTGACGATGGGTGACACATCAGCGCTGGAGACAAGAATCGACCAACTGATTGAGGATGGTCGACGTCAAGCCTATGCGATGGTTGAAATGCAAATGCGCATGACCAAGCTCTTTGAACGCTGGGATGGCAATGGCTTGCCAGAAACGAGGGTTATCGCATGACCTTGACGGTTGTTAAGCCTGCAAGCATTACGGATGCGGTGCTCATCAATACGGATGTAGCTGAGGCTGACTATCCGGCATGGTCGGCGTCGACCACTTATGCGGTTGGTTCGCGCGTCATTCTTGTGAGCACGCACAAGATTTATGAGAGCCTTCAAAACACCAACCTCAACAACTCACCTGCAACAGCGACCGCTTTTTGGAATGAGGTCACGCCCACCAATCGCTGGAAGCTGTTTGACTTGAGCAACAGCACGCAGACCACGAAATCGGGTTCGATGTTCTATGAGCTGAAAACTGGTTCCGCTGTGAATGCGGTTTCAGCGTTGAACCTGAGTGGCGTGCAGAGCATACGAATTCGTTTGACCGATCCAGTCTTTGGATTGCTCTATGACAAAACCACATCTCTCACGAGCATTCCGAGCGAGTCAAGTTGGTACGCATGGTTTTTTAGTGAGCGCATTGAAAGCGTTCAGCACGTTGCGTTGGATTTGCCAAGTTATCCAAACGCCACGGTGCGTGTGGATTTGACGGGTACGTCCACCATGGCCATCGGTGTTTTGATGATCGGCCAGCAAAAAGTTGTCAGCGAAGAGATTCGTTTTGGCATGCGCATGGGAATTCGTGACTACAGCCGCAAAGAAAAGAATGAATGGGGTGATGTGGTTTTGGTTGAGCGCGCTTTTTCCAAGACCCGTTCATTCCCTGTGCAGTTGCGCAACGATGACCTTGACCGAGTGGACGCATTGCTGGCTAGTTTGAGGGCCAAACCCTGTTTGTGGGTTGGTTCAGATTCTTTTTCCAGCATGACTGTTTTTGGCTACCCAAGTAATTTTGAGATCGTCGTTGCTTATGCGCGCTTCTCTGATTGCACCATTGATATTGAAGGATTGACATGACCACCATTTCCACGTTGCCAACGCCTCCAACGCCAGCGGATACGCCCGCTGATTTCAATACCAAGGCATTCAACCTGGTTGGCGCTTTGCAGGCCTTTGTCACGCAGACCAATGCCGTTGTAGGCGAGGTCAATGCCAGTGCCGCAAGCGCCTCATCGAGCGCATCAACTGCCACTTCAGCTAAGACCTTGGCTGAGACTGCAAGAGACACGGCTATTTCCAATGCAAGCGCTGCTGCTTCGGCCAACACGGCTGCGCAAACGGCATTGGCTGCTGTGCTCGATGCGTATGACAGTTTTGACGATCGCATGCTTGGCAGAAAAGATGCAGACCCGACAGTCGACAACGATGGCAATCCATTGGTTGGTGGGGCCCTCTATTTCAACCTAGGCATTTCCAATCCATCGATCAAGGGCATGCGACTTTATGACGGGTCAACTTGGGACATGGCTTATGTCACTGGTGCGAGCTATTTGAGCAAGGCCAACAACCTGTCTGATTTGCCCAATAAAGCCACGGCGAGGGGCAACCTTGGACTTTCCTCTGTCGCGGCTTCTGGGGCCTATTCTGACCTTTCTGGAGCCCCTGACACGAACATGTCTTATGGGTTGTTTTATAAGGCCAATCCCAATGCGGTGGCTTTCACCAAAACGGGGGCAGCAACGCTTCAAATCAAAGCTGGCACCAGAGTTGATGTGGCTGGAACGATGGTGACTTATGCCAGTGCGACCTCGGTGACCATGCCAACGCTGACTGCTGGTGAAGACTACAGCATTTGGGTGAAAACGGACGGAACCATTCAAGCGGTTGCTGATCCATACAGCGCCCCGGCCAGCGCACCAGGTGCTGGCAGCTGGCGAAAGATTGGTGGTTTTCACTATGGTTTGGTAGCGTCTGGCACCACGGTGGCTGGAGGCAGTTTTGCGACGACAGGCAACGGCATGATCTGGACGCAAACTGATGTGGACGCGATCGCAGGCATCAATGCGTATAGCCTGTGGGATTTGCGTTGGACCATTAAATCCATTGATCGCCAGCCACGTGGCATGGCATTTGACCCTTGGGTTAACGCATGGGCTGCAATCTATTTCTGCCCTACAAACCACATCACTAGCGGCATCAGTCGTTACAACACCGATGTGGCCAGCGGCTCTGTGTTGCCTCGTAAACCATTGGCTTATGGTGGCAACGGCACCACAACCTATGCAAACGGCAACTGGTGGACATTCAATGAGATTGCGGCAGCATTTGGGTTGCGTTTGCCATCGGAACGTGAGTTTCAGTCCACCATGTTTGGTGTGACAGAAGCGCAGTCTTTGGGAGGCTCGTCAGTGACCATTCCCTCAACGGGTCGTCAGGCGGGTTATACGAGCCGTATAGGCTGCGAACAGGCCACGGGGCATATCTGGACATGGGGTGCTGATACGGGCCACTATGGCGAGACATTCGCTTGGTCAGATGTGACTGGTGGACGTGGGCAATCCTACACCTCGTACAACACGAAAGTGTTACTAGGTGGCGGCCGCGGTGACGGCTCCTTCTCCGGTTCCCGTGCCTCTCATTGGCACTACTATCCATGGAACGCGGGCTGGGACATTGGGCTGCGCGCCTTCGGTGACCTCTTGGTCTTGTGATAAGTTGCGAAAGCAACTTATCCGGAAATTTTTTTATGAAGCCAAGCACAGTCACCAAATCGGTTCGGCAAGAGCCAAAAGCCACGATGGCCATCATTGAAAAGTTTGATGGCTTCGCGCGCTACCTTTATCCAAAACTCACCAATACCAGCAGAGTTCATCGAGTCATGCGAGATGAATTTTTAAAGGCCATATTCGATCAGTACAAACTGTTTCATGCCGCAGGTAAAAGTGGGCAGGTATCGCGCCTATATGAGGCTGATGCGGGTTTGGCATATATTAGGGAACTTTTGCGATTTATGTCATGGTCTGGGGTCAAGCAGGACGGTAAAGGTCTGATGTCATTGCGTCAATACGAGATAGCTTCGGTTCATCTCGCAGAGACTGGTGCCATGCTTGGTGCTTGGATTGCGGCATCGCAAAAGAGGTCGGTAGGGGGTTAAGTGGCAACCGCGATAACGGCTCCTTCTCCGGTTCCCGTGCCTCTAATTGGAACAACTATCCATGGAACACGAACTGGAACATTGGGCTGCGCGCCTTCGGTGAGGATCAAACGAAAGGTAAAAGCACCCTGTACTGCTACGGCGTTGCAGGGCGACCTGAAAATTGATGGTCAGCCTCTATCGGCCTGCTTCGGCAAACACGCTTCGAGGTTCGGAAAACGGGGAGTAGGGCTTTGCCCGAAACCCGCGCCGACTGCTATGGGTAAAAAATATAAAAACCTGTTTGACCAAGTTACTGACCCAGATAACCTTTGGTCCGCCTATAGAAAAGCATCGTTGGGCAAGCGCATGACGATGGGCTTTTTGCTCTTCAAAGAAAACGAAGCGGCAAACCTCTACTACCTGCGACAAGCCCTGCTCGATGGGACGTATGAGCCAGGTGAGCCTCGTAAGTTCATGGTCTATGAGCCTAAGCCTCGCCAAATATCTGCGCTACCGTTTGTCGACCGCGTAGCGCAACATGCTTTGTGCAACGTCATAGAGCCAATTTTCGATGGTGTATTCCTGCCTCAGAGCTATGCCTGTCGGCGTGGCAAGGGAACGCATCGTGCAGCCGTGCAAGTTCAGGCCATGCTGCGCAGGGTGATTAAGTCGGGTGGTTCACCTTGGATTTTGAAAACTGATTTTTCAAAGTACTTCGCCAGCATCGATCGTGAATTGTTGCACCGAGAAGTTCGCAGAAAGATTTCTTGTGAAAAGACGATGTGGCTGTTTGAACGATTCATTCCAAGGACTGGCACTGGGTTGGATATTGGCAACCTGACCAGTCAGCTCGGCGCAAACATCACTGGACACATCCTCGATCGCTGGCTGGTCCACGAGGTGGGAATTACCAACTTTGCCCGCTTCATGGACGATGTGGTGGTTGTTGGGCGCAGTCAAGAAGCCATGATTCTGTTACAGGCGCAGATGGAGTCATATGCCAAACACCATCTTGGCTTGAAGTTCTCGCACTGGAGCGTCCAGCCGTGGGAGCGTGGCGTCAATTTTTGTGGCTACCGCATTTGGCCAACTCACAAGTTACTGCGCAAAGCCAGCGTGGTTCGGGCCAAGAAAAAGCTCAAACAGTTTGAAGAGCATGGTGACACAGAGGGTCGCCAAAAGTTCTTAGCCGCTTGGCGTGGACACGCCATGTGGGCCAACACCTACAACCTTCTGAAACGACTCGGAGTAATCAAATGAAGCACTATTTCAGCCCCCATACGGGCGAACACATCGCAACCACCACGCCCGCTGACTGGATGGGCAGTACAGACCTTGCGCCACCCGGCTATGACCCGATTTCGCAAAGTGCGATTTATCAGGGCGGCATTTGGCGCATAGCCGATGCACAGCCTTTGCCCAAGGTGGTGCCCACCTCGGTGTCGATGCGTCAAGCGCGTTTGGCGCTGTTGGATGCGGGGATTTTGAGCAATGTGATGGATGCGCTGGCCGCTATCTCGGATGAGAAGCAGCGCATGGCTGCACAAATCGAATGGGAGTACGCCAGAAGCGTCGACCGCAGCTCGCCATGGGTAAGTAGCCTAGTGGCCTCTTTGGGCCTTTCTGAGGCCGATGTGGACGCTTTGTTCACGAGAGCTGGGGAGTTCTAAGGCCCCCCACAAAAAAGACAGGGCGAGTGGCTGAAGTGCGCCAACACTCCAACCACCCGTCTCAGCCGTGATCAAGCCACGGCATCAACCAAAGACCCTGCCACCTGTACAGGCTCGGTCATTATGCTGGATGCCGATATGGAAACGATTCGATGTGGTTCATGCCACAGAAAGCTGGCCGAGGCCAGCTATGTTCGACTGGAGATTAAGTGCCCGCGCTGCGGGACTTTGAATGTATTGAGAGCTATAAGCTCCCCACCTGCGCGCCTTGGAGCGTCAAATGTTGAAAGCAACTATGACAAAGCTCAAGTCCAAACCGCAGGCGCGACCTGTTAAAACCCCTGAAATTCAGGCCCTTCCTCTTGTCCCTTGGGTGGGCGGCAAACGTCGCCTAGCCCAGCACATCCTTCCCCTGTTTCCCGAGCACTCGTGCTATGTGGAGCCGTTTTGCGGTGCTGCTGCCCTGTTTTTCCTAAAAGAGCCCGCCAAGGTTGAGGTATTGAATGACGTCCACGGCGAGTTGGTGCGGCTCTACAGGGTGGTGCAAAACCACCTCGATGAGTTTGTCCGTCAGTTCCGATGGGCGCTGGCCAGCCGTGAAATGTATGGCTGGTTGCAGGCAGTTCCACCTGATACGTTGACCGATATTCAGCGTGCAGCCCGGTTCTTTTACCTCCAAAAACTGGGCTTTGGTGGCAAGGTGGACGGGCAGACTTTTGGCGTGGCCACGACCTCCAAGGCTCGCCTGAATCTGCTTCGGCTGGAAGAGGATCTAAGCCAAGCTCATTTGCGTCTTCACCAAGTCACCATCGAGAATCTCGATTGGCAGGCCTGTTTGGACCGCTACGACCGTCCACATACGCTGTTCTACCTTGACCCGCCTTACTACGGCACTGAGGGCTATGGCGTTGGTTTTGGCCTAGAGCAGTACGGTTTAATGGCCGATCGGCTCAGATCTATGAAGGGCAAGGCGCTGGTGAGTGTCAACGATATCCCTGAGATGCGAGCAGCCTTCAAAGGTTTGCCCATGCGCAAGCTGTCCATCACTTACACGGTTGGGGCCAGTGGACAAGGTCGAGGGGAGCGAGGTGAGCTTTTGATCGCCAATTTCAAGATGTAGACCTGCCTGATGGAGTCCTAGCGCCTTATTGTTTTCTCTGAGCGTAATTTTGTTTTTCTCAGCGAAAATGCTAGGACTCTCCATTTATCGCGCTTTTATCGCTCAAATATCGCGCCGCGCTTCAAATTGGAATTGTGTTGCCAAGGTCGTTGTGCGCGCTTGCACCCATTCCACCACCACGTCCAGCATGGCAGGGGAGATCAAAAAACCGTGCCGGTACAGACCATTGATTTGCAAGGTCCGATCACCCA